GTTGCAGCGGCCCCGTCATCATAAGCGGATTCTTTAGGGAAACGAATTGTTTGCGCGTCGGTTGAACCGTTAGGAATCAAAGAACGAATATGTACGCTTCTTGAAGGGTCAAATTTCACGTCTGTAATTACAGTTTCACCGGCAACAACACCTGTGAAAGCGTTTGCCGTAGTCATATCGGCAGCTTTAATTTCAAAACGTGCCGCGTTCGTGCTTCCTTTTACAAGGGCGTCAATGTTGCCGTTTTTTAATTCAGCTTCCAAAGCCGCTTTAAAAGACAAAGGCGTTGCGCCGCTAATTGTCTTTTTTGATTCGATTTCGATTGCGTCCATTCTTTTTGTGGCCGCTTCGAATTTTTCGTTGTAATCGTTAGTTAAATTAGAAATTTCGGACTTCAAAGAAGATTCAACTTCACCGTGTGCGTTGTCTTTCGCTTGGTTAAAAGCCTTTTCAATCTTTTCGTCAACAATATTTCCGATTTGGTCTAACTGATTTTTAATTTCTTCGTTCATCTTATTATTTTTTTAGAACGTTAAACAAATAGTTATAAATTTCGGAATTGTCAGCTTTTACGACTTGCGGCTTCGTGACTTCAATATTGTTCGGCGAAGTGCTTACTTGTGCAAAAATTGACTTTAATTTTAATACTTCCGCTTCCAGGGCAAAACCCAGTTCGTCGGAAATATCACCCTTACGAATTAACTTCGCAAGGTTATCGTATCTTTTTAAAAGTTTCGTTTGGTCAATGTTGCCTTTAACGTCCATAATCATAGCTTGGTCGTTGGCGGCTAATGTAACCGCGGAAACTTCAAAAAGTTTAACTTCAGTAATATTACGAATACCGTCAACCATTTCTTTTTGTATCGGTAAAATTCCAACGCTGTTTTCGCAAATGACACCGGCCTTGATTAATTCAATAACATCTTCGCCAAGGCGTGTTTTTGCAATTTGCGCTTCAAATACCAATCCCTTTTCGTTTTCTTCCAAATGGACCATTTTACCAAGTGGCTTGTCCATATCGTGTTGGTATAAGTATTTAACACGGCGACCGTTTTCTTCAATGGTTTTTTTATACGCGCCTTTTCGAATAATATCGTTATCCGAATCTTTATTGTCAAAAACTGACGCGTACCCTTTAACAACCCCCGCCTTATTGTCGGCGTCAAGGACTTCACCCATTGGGGCTTGTTTGTAGATAATTGTATTCATATTGCAAAGATATTAATTTTCTAATTCTTCAATTTCTGTAATTGTTTCAACCACAGCTTGGGCCGCAAGGCCAACGCCAATACCAGTTAAGTCGGTTATTGCTTGGGCGCCGGGTTTTGGTTCGTAAGTAACATAACAATTGCAATTGACCCGATTCGCACCACTTGCGGAAGGGTCCCCCGGGATTGTCATTGGTTCACCGTCAACAATAAATTTTTCGTTGAATCCAACCTTTTGTTCGTGCGCGGCAATATGCCAGTCACGGGAATTTTTAAAATTACAATTCCAAACCTTATTCGTGCCATTTTCGCCAAAAAATGTTTTTGCGCTTTCGTTAACACCTAAATTGGCAATATAATTTCCTTCGGTCTTAATAACACGTAGCGCTTGCCATTCCGCTAATTGTGGAAATCGTATTGACAATATTCGGGCCTTGACAACCATATTTTCCCGGGCAAATTGTTCGTCGGTCATAAACCTTTTGAACAGTCTTTGAAATTCCTTTCGGGCGGTTCCTTGTACAATTGGCGCAAGTGCTGCACCCACTTTGGCCCCGTTGGCGGCAAATACTTCTTTCCATACTTCTTCGTACGCTTTTAATCTTTGATTTTTGTTTATATACTTTTCGTAATTCTTCGCATACCATTTAGCGAAACGAACGCCAATGGTTTGGTAAGTGTCAACGTAAAGTTCTTTTATTTCGTTTAGTTTGAAAAGGTTTTGCATATTACCAACTTCCCCAAATTCAACAATATGTTCGACGGCCTTTTTATATTCCCTTTCGTAATACTTTCGCATTTTAAGGGTTTGCAAGTTAACCGCAATCGACAATTGGCGTAAATAGTCCTTTTCGTATTTTATTTTTGACTTCGATTCTTTGCGTTCGTATAAATCATAACAAACCGCAACACGTTGTTCGGCGCCTTCGAAATCATTTACAACTTGGGGATGTATTACGCACCTTTGAATAAAGTTGTCTTCGTCTTCGTTTCTGTAAGGTTTTGGTAATGGCATACGCTATTCATTTTCAGCTATACGCTTGGCCCAAGCCACCATTGCGGCCCCTCCCCACAAATTATAGGCGACAAAACCGCGGTCTTTCCAAGGTTCGTCTTTATACTGCGGGTCGATTTTTGCGTTTTCCTTGTGGCGACTTAAAAAGCTATGTACGCGTTTAATTGTTGACAATGAAAGCGGACGCCTTGCGGCCAAATCCGACGCCCTTTGCCAACCTATGGAAGTCCCCCCTTTTACAACGTCGCGGCCATACTTTTCGCGCCAAGCCAACATTCGCTTCGCGTTATTGGTCGCGCCTTGTGGGTAATCGTCGTAACTTTCTTGTTTTACCGATTTCTTTTTAGACGAAAGCGGGTGGGCTTCCGGTAAAAGGTCTTGGTCGTATGGTTTACGTTTGAACTTACCAGTTCGTAAGGCGTATAACAAACCGTTAACGCGGCCTAATGCCCATTGCTGTTCGTTCGTAACGTTTGGACGTACCGAACTTGGATTTGTGCGGTATGCACCAACACCGCGAACAAATGACCGTGCCAACATCGAATAAGTTGCGCGTTTAGCCGGGTCGTCGCCGTGTTTGTCGTTATGGTCCTTTACCTTGTTACGAAGTGACGTTTCCATTCGTGCGGAAATCTTTGGCGCCTTGTGAATCATTTCACCGTGATGGCTGTCTTCGTCTTCGTCGTTATCGTTGTAAGCGTCTTCGTCGTATGCTGAAGAATCAATTTCGAAGTCATAGTTAAAAGCGTCCGCATCAATTTCGCCGTAATATTCATTTAAACGGTTGTCTTTTGCCGCTTCATATTCTTCGTGCGTTTCGAATGGCATAAATACCGTAAAGCCGTCAAATATATGTTCGTGATAACCTTCGCCACCCATTTCGTTAGCCCGTTGACGCGCTTCGGCAATTGTTGTAAAAACGTCAACCATTCCCGCAACCAATCTTTTTTCGGTTGGTTCGTCGGGTACTGTTGGCATTTCCATTTCCGGCAAATCGGTGTTTTTAACTGGTAATAAATTCCCGGGAATGTAATAATCGTCCATTGACGGCGTATCTTCGTCTTTGCCGTAATTCATAGCCGAACGCTTTTCGTTTGGCGTTAACCACCAAGCGGCGGCCATTTGATTTACGACCTTTTCAGTTTCTTCTTGCAATTCGGGGATAACTGAAGTATCAAAATCAATAAATAATTTTTCACCATACTTTGGCGCCAACCAACGGTTTAATTCGTCGCGTATTTTTAGCAGTTCGGGAATCACCGCGTTGGTGTACATCATTTTTCGCGCTTCTTTAACGTTGTTATAAGTCGCACTTTCAACGTTGTTTAGTAACACCGCCGGAATATTGTAAATGTTACAAAGGTCTTTTATTGTGGTGTTATACTGTTCTATAAGTGATAAATCCGAAGCGTTTAATCCGAAGTTCACCCAAGACAATTTTTTGGGCGTAATGATAACGTCACCCGCGTTACTTGAACCTTGGTACTGTTGTTTGAATTTGTCCTTTAATTGTCGCGCTTGGATTTCGTTTAAATCCCCTTCTTCGGACATTAGTACCCCCCGGGCAGTTTGATTTTGTAAATATTTAACCCCAGTTGTTAACGCTTCGTTATTGGCGTCCATCGAACGAAGTCCGGCCTTTAGTGGTGACATCCCATATAGTGATTGTCCCGTGCCGTCGTAATCCGGGTTAAAATCTTTAATATGACAAACGTCGTCGGCATTCATTTTGTAGGTGCCGTTGTATTCCATAGTGTAATGGTCAACGGGTCGCATTAAACCACCGGAATGTATTTCAATGGCTTGGGACGGTAAAACGTAAAGTTCGCCGTATTTAGTCGCGTTGGTTCCACTTTCCGGACCAATACCGTAAATGTAACGGTTGCCTGTTAGCTTACCGAATG